GACAAGCCAGGAGGGCAGCGATGAAGACGGGCGTCCTGATCCTCTCCCATGCACGTGCTCGAAAAGTCGCGACAATTAAAGCGCTGCGCCATGCTGGCTATACGGGTAGCTACTGGGTCATCGTCGATGACCATGACCCACAGCTCGAGCTCTATCAGTATGCCTATGGCAAGCGGCTCATCACGTTCTCCAAGGACGAGTATGCTCAGCAGGTCGACGAGATGTTCAACCCAGGACGACCCCAAGCAACGCCACTCTACGCTCGGCAGGCCGCCTGGGATATCGCTGAGCAGCTCGGACTGGACGTCTTTCTACTGCTCGATGACGACTACCAGTACTTTTGGTATGTTGTCCATGATGAGCGAGGACTCGAGCCGTCATATGGTGTCCCGATCCACCGGTTTGATGACATCTTCCGAGTATTCACCGAGACGCTGGCCAGTATGCCACCGAACGTCGTCTGCCTGGCATTCTGCCAGTCGGGCGACAACGTTGGTAAGTCGCTCGCACTGGAACCCAAGTACCTACGAAAAGCGATGAACGCATTCTTCCTCATGCCCAGTCGCCGCTTTGACTGGCGGGGGATCTTCAATGACGACGTCTGTACGGTACTCGACCACACTATGCGTGGCAAGCTGTTCTTCACGACGCCACTGGTGATGCTGAAGCAGCGCCCAACACAGCACACCGAGGGTGGCATCTCGCGCCTCTACCGAGACTACGGCACATATACAAAAAGCCTCTATCCAGTGATGCTTGCACCATCGGCTGTCCGCGTTGAGTATGTCCGCTCTGTCAGTCGCGTCCACCACACGATCAACTGGAACGGCGTCGTACCATGCATTGTGCGCGACGGCATCAGAGCGCCACACAGCCAGCAGCAACTCTACCTGAAACAGGAGACAGTATCAACGAGCGTATAGTACAGTTATACTGCTGGTAACTAGTGCCCGGCTGCTATTGTGCACGGAAGGGCTTGTATGAGGATACGCTGTCCACAGTGTACTGCGACAATCGGCGAGTATGCACTCGGCAACATTGTAGTCCGGCACCGTGGGCGGCTGGTCGCCATGACAGCCACAGGCGTGCAGGCGCTCCAGTGCTGGCGCTGTGGCATGACATACGACGGTGAGCGCATACGGATCCTCATTAGCAGCAAGAGGAGTGAACATGCCGAACGCACACAAGATCCGGATGGAACAGCGACGACTCAAGGCGGCTGAACTACTTCTCGCAGAACCGTCCATCACATACCGAGACCTCGCGAAGCGCCTCGGTGTCTCGATTGGGACAGCAGTCAAGGATGTCAAGGCAATCCGTGCTGAATGGGCAGAGCGTCGCCTTGCTGCCTACGAGTCACGTCTCCTGGACGACTTCATCCGGACAGACGAGGCACTCGCAGCGATCTGGAGTGCAGTCAAGGCGGGCAAGGGCTGGGCGGTCGACCGAATGTGTACTATCCTTCAGACACGGATGAAGCTCCTCGGCCTCGATATGGTCCGACATGAGATTGATATCGGTGACGTTCTTGCTCGGTACCTCGCTCGGATGGATGACGGGCATGGCAGCGCTCCTCCTTCGTGACCAGACATACCGAGTCCTCGAGCAGGCAGCCCGGGATGCCCGCGATCCCCTACTGTTCTGCCGGCGCTGGCTGGACTGGCAGCCGCATGAGGGGCAACGCCGCTGGCTGTTGGCACCCTGGCGGCAGACCCACGTCCTTGTGACAGGACGGCGCTGGGGCAAGTCGGAGCTCGCCGCTGTTCAGGCGCTCTGGTTCTCCCTCACACACCCGGGCACACGGCAAGGGATTGTCAGTGTCACGCTCGACCAGGCTCGGCTGTCGTTCGATATCGTGACGAGCCTCGCAGAGCGAGAACCCCTCGTCCGTGCCCTTGTGCGAGACCTCCGAATGACACCGTTCCCGACGATCCGGTTCAAGACTCGCTCCGAGATCACTGTGCGCACGACCGCTCGTGAGGGTGTCTATCTGCGAGGACATAAGTTTCACCGGGTCATCGTCGATGAAGCTGACTACCTCCCAGAGCGAATCATCGATGAGGTCATTCGGATGACACTGGCTGATGTCGGTGGCCAGCTCGTCCTCATCTCAACCCCACGAGCCCGCAGGGGCCTCGTCTATCGCGAACTGAGCCGTGGCCTGGCAGGTGACCCACTCGTCTATGCTCAGCAGGGGCCGACATGGGAGAACCCGAACGTTGACCACGACTATATCCGGTCGCTCAGAGACCGGATGACAGATGCAGCCTGGCGCAGAGAGGTCGAGGGTGAGTATGTCGACGACGATGCTGCTGTCTTTCGCTTCGACGACATCCGAACGGCATACGAGCAGGCCGACTGGGGGCTGCCAGAAGCGCCACTGCCAGGTAGGCGATATGTCCAGGGCGTTGACCTCGCTCGTGACGTGGACTGGACGGTCCATATCGTGCTCGATGCGACGACAAAGCCATATCGAGTAGTCTACTACGAGCGGTATCAGCGAACGCCTTATCCAGTCGTGGCGCAGCGGATCAGGGAGCTGCACAAGCGGTACAACTGCCATGAGACCCTCATCGATGCAACGGGTGTGGGTGCAGCCGTCCTGGATGAGGTCAGTGACGTGGCTCGGGGACTCGTCCTGACAGCTCGCTCGAAGCGTGATATTCTCGTCCGGCTACAACTGGCACTGGAGAAGCACGAGCTCCGTTTCCCGTTCATTCGCGAGCTGGTCGACGAACTGGCAGGCTACGCCTGGGACGATGCGAAGCTCACGACCGACTCAGTCATGGCGCTTGCACTCGCACTCGCAGCGGTCGGCCCTGAAAAGGACATCCAGTTCGGCCCGAGTCTCTGGGGGTGAGCGATGGTGAGCCGCTGCACAGTAGCGAAACAAAAGCTCGTGACGCTGTTTGCTGTCCTGGCAAATGCTGGCCTAGAGACCATGGCCTACTATGAGCAAGACAACGTGCTAGGACTGCTCCTCGCCCGTGGCTATCTCATTGAGGTCGCAAAAGACTATGCGGTATCTGATCCCTGGCGACTAGCCGAGACGCTACGAGCCTACCTTCCACGGACAGTCGTGGCACGAGACTACGACCCCACAAGGGTACCCGAGGTCAGCCCGCGTACTGTAGCATGGTGGCAGTTCATCCGCTGGCTACGGCAGGAACGAGCGCTGGAGGTGCAGCAATGTCAGTGACAAGCGACACACCTGTGATTGGCGTCCTGCCGCGTATCAGTCAGGTGACATTCGAATATGTGCTCAGAGACGGACGGTCACCGGCTGCTGCTGAGGCACGGCAGGCATGGGCAGCTGTGGCCAGTCAGGGTGTCGACCCACTGTTCGCACTCGCCATCTTCTGGCATGAGTCACGCTTCGGCACGGTTGGCATCGTGCAGCAACACGACCTGCGGAATCCAGGTGCAACACGCTCGAGTCGGACTGGGGTTGGCCAGCCCGTGGATATCCCAGGGCGTGGCCAGTTCTGGCGATACCCGAACTGGACAGAGGGATTCCGCGACCTGGCACGGCGACTGGTAGATCCCGACTTTATCTATCGGCGCCAGAAGGCGTGGACAATCGGCCAGATCATCCCTATTTGGGCGCCACGGTCGGACGGCAATGACCCAGCGAGTTACATCACATCAGTTGTCCGGTTCATGAGTCAGCGAGCAGAGCCCGAGGTGCCCGGCATCCGCTACAGGATCTCGTGGATCCCGGCTGGCAATGGCAACCGCCCGGGATATCCTATGCAGCCGAGCTGGATCACTGTGCACGAGACAGCGAATGAAGCTCCAGGTGCGAACGCCGAGATGCATCGTCGCTTCGTGCATGCAGGCGGAGGGATTGGCCAGGTCAGCTTTCACTATGTTGTCGATGACCACGAGATTATCCAGCTGCTCCCGCTCGTCGAGAACGGGTGGCATGCCGGCGATGGTGTGAACGGCCCTGGTAACCGCTCCTCTATCGGTATCGAACTCTGCGTCCATGCCGGCAGCAACTGGGAGAAGACACAGGACAACGGTGCTCGGCTCACGGCCGCCCTCTGCCGGGCATTCGGCATCTCACTCGAGCGGGTCGTGCCCCACCAGCACTGGAGCGGCAAGCAGTGTCCACGACGGATACTTGCACAGGGTTTCCCGCAGTACCGCGAACGTGTCCGTCGATACCTGAACGGAGGGCCAATAATGAGCACTGACGTTGTCCAGCTCGGACCCCATGGCCGGCATGTCGGACATGGGTTCCTTGCACTCTGGCGCCAGCTGGAGCAGGCCGACCAGTCGCTGCCACTCAGAGTCCTCGGCTGGCCACTGACCGAGGAGTTCGAGTATGAGGGGCACGTCTACCAGGTCTACGAGCGTGTTGTGCTGAAGCATTCGAAGGGCGAGCCCACGCCCTGGGATATCCACGTGGCTCCGCTGCACGAGGCCTGGTCTGTCCGCCTTGTCGCAGCACTGAGAGGTCTCATGCCAGGAGGAGAGTGAGCGATGGCAGTCTGGCCGTACCCCCATCCGATTGACCTCGGCCTTGCAGAGTCACTTGCTGCACAGGAGATTGCCCATGCAGCAACGATTGCACGGCGATGGGAGTACTACTTTGGGAAACATCCGCGTCCACTACGTGTCCGCCCGGGACAACCTGACGACAATGTCATCGTCAACCTGTGCCGTGCGATCGTCGACAAAGGCGTGAGTTTCCTCTTCGGTAAAGATGTCGACTTCGAGCTCGTCGAGGGCGAGACGACCGAGGCAGAGGAGTGGCTTGATGCATGCTGGGCGGCGAACCGGAAGCTCACGTTGCTACAAAAACTCGCGCTATCCGGGGCAGTCGCAGGTCATGCGTTCGTCAAGATCCTTATCGACCAGGCCAGAGACTATCCCCGCCTGGTCGTGCTGGACCCTACGACTGTCGTCGTCAGTGTTGCGCCAGACGACCATGAGCGAGTGCTCAGCTACCGGATTCAGTTTCCGGCCGTCGACCCCGAAACTGGGCGCCCGGTCGTGCTACGCCAGCTGATTGTGCCTGACGGGGGTCGCTGGCTCATTCGAGATGAAAAGGCGTACTCTGGCGAGCGCTGGCTGACCGTGTCCGAAACTATCTGGCCATATGAGTTTCCACCAATCGTCGACTGCCAGAACCTTCCGAACCCACACGACTACTGGGGAATTAGCGACCTAGAAGACGACGTTCTGCGGCTGAACGAGACGATCAACTTCGTCCTGTCGAACCTCGTGCGCATTGTCCGCTATCATGCACACCCGAAAACATGGGGACGTGGATTCCGTGCCGATCAGCTCGACCTCTCGGTCGACGAGACTATTATCCTACCATCGCCCGAGGCCGAGCTTCGAAACCTCGAGATGCAGAGCGACCTGAGCTCGTCGATCCAGCTCTACCTCAGGCTTCGGGAGGCGTTCCACGAGATTGTCCGCGTACCCGAGATTGCCACAGGACGAGTGCAGGGGATTGGCTCGCTCTCTGGCATTGCACTGCAGATACTCTATCAGCCGCTTATCGAGAAGACCGAGACAAAGCGCCGGCTCTATGGCGACCTACTTGTCGAGCTGAACCGCCGTCTCCTGGCCATCGGAGGGTTCGGTGACGAGCACTTGACGACACTGCACTGGCCGGAGCTGATCCCGGGTGACCCGGAGGCCGAGGCGAAGACCCTCCTGCTGTGGCAGCAGCTCGGTGCCTCGACAGATACAATCCTCCGGCGCCTTGGGCTCGACCCAGAGACGGAACGAGAGAAGCGGACGATGAGCTATAGCGATGCAACTGTCCAGGCACTAGAGACACTCCTCGGTGAGGAGTAGGCATGAGCACAGACCTCGAGGCCCTTGCTCGCCAGTATGCACGAGGCGTGCGTGAGCTTGACGTGAAAACGCTGCGGGCTGTCCTGGCTGCCTACCGGGAGGTCGAGCAGGTCATCCTTGACGAGTTTCGCCGACTCGACAAGCGGGTGCAGGAGCTGCGGGATCAGGGTATCGAGGTCGATGCGCAGACACTTATCGAGCTCGAGGAGTATCGTCGACTCACTGACGTCATTCGGACAGCGATCAGCCAGTATGCTAGCACGGTCGAGAGTATCATACGAGGCAACGCGCCGCAGTCCCTCTCGCTAGCAGCCCAGCATGCACGACAGGCGGGGCTGGAACTTCTGTTCCAGCCACACCATCCCGAGGCGTTCATTGCTGCGACTGCAGCGCTGGACCCTCAGAGTCCCCTGCATGACGTGCTCAGGACATATGCCAGCCAGGCGTTCACACAGGAGGAGGCAGAGCGTGCAGTCGCCAAGGCACGACAAGCGCTCCTGACAGGCGTGGCCGCTGGCTGGCACCCGACCACGACCGCACGGCTCCTGCGAGAGGCGCTCGCGACGTCAGCATACCGTGCTCAGCGCCTGGCCCGCACAGAGACACTACGTGCATATCGAGCAGGGACACTCGAACTCTATCGCCAGTCGAACGTCGTCAAGCGGTGGCGGTGGGTCGCCGCACTGTCAGCCAGGACGTGTGGTGCCTGCCTGGCTATGCACGGGCAGGTACTCGAGCTGGACGACGTCGTCTTCGACCACCCAAACGGGCGCTGTGTTGCAGTGCCACTCACTGAGCAAGACCTCTCGCTTCTGACGGCAGGACAGGACACGCTGCCAGACTCGTGGTTGTGGTTCTGGCAGCAGTCGTTTGAAGTGCGGGATAGGATACTAGGTCCGTTACGTCACGAGGCTCTACGACGTGGTTACATCGGGTACAACGATATCTATCACGTGCGACGAACACCGTTCGGCAAGACGCTAGGTATCAGGCCGCTCGAGCAGGTCACCCCACGGTCGCTGAAGCAGCTGAAGAAGTTCGTCGAGCAGCGCCGGCGGCTGACAGGTGACAAAAAGCTCATGCTCGAGTACGCTGACACGATCGCTGCATACATTGAGCGAGTACACGGGATAGGTGTGGTCAAGAAACGCAACCTCGGGCCTGGTTGGGGCTGGAATGGCTGGATCGTGCATAGGGTTGGCCCCTGGCGAGCGGCGTTTCTCCCACTCAAGCGCTATATTACCGTGTCGCCAGACGCTATCCGAGCTCGTGATCCCGTGATCGTCCATGCGCTCACACATGAACTCCTGCACGCAGCTTCACCGTCAAAGCCGCTGGACTACCAGACGATCGCCATCGAGGAGGCATGGGTCGATGCGTATGCCCGGCATATCACGAAGCAGCTTGTGCGTGATGTACCTAAATTCCGATGGGTCAACATACAAGAGGTCGAGAAGGTTGTCACGAGCCACCCATACCACGAGCTCGTTGTCCAGATCGAACAGGTGCGACAGCTCACTAAGCTCCCACCCGAGCAGTTCTATCGAGACCTCGCGAAGGTCGAGGGTACTGACCGCTGGCAGAAGATCGAGCAGTGGGTCAAACAGGCACATACTGGTCAGCAGCAACAAGATGTCCTTCGCCGCGTACAGGACATCCGGCAGTACATGGAGGACTACGTGCTGTGGGTCAAGTTCGGGAGGACACGTGAGTGAACAAGACCGAGCGCAACTGCTAGAACTCG